GGCACGGTGATGCCGCGGGACTGACGGCCGAGCTTTGCGGCAGCAGCTTCAGATGCCTCGATCTCGAACGCAGCAGCCTCGCGAGCAGCGCGATCGGTCGGGTTGGACAGATAGTTGATGGCGCGCAGGAAGGAGAAGCTGCGGCTCTCCTTTTCGCTAAGGCCGATTTCAGCGGCGCTCATGGTGACAGGCTCCTGTGGGATGTTCATTTTGTCCAGAACAGCCGCACGAGCCTCGTCGATAGAACGACCAGATTCGATCAGCTGCCGGCCGAGATCGGCCATCCCGTGCTTATCGCACAGGGCGGAAATGTCAGCAATGCGCGAGCGCTCAGCCTCAGCGGCTTCAGCCCGCACCACTGCCAGATCAGGGGTGGTGTTTTCCATTGAAGGAATGGGATCGGGTGTTGGTGCTGCCGAAGCAGCTTCATCAGTAGGCTCCAGCGATCGGCCGATGCCTACGGTTTTGTCCGCCGGTACAGAGACCACGGAGATCTCATACGGCGACCAAGCAGTAGCAACAAAGTCGCCACTGCCACGCTCCTCCATTTTGTCGATGGAGTAGCCGAAGGAAACATTCCTAAGAATGCCGTCCTTCACATCACTCAGGATTTCCTGAGCGAATGCATTGCGGCTGAACCGCACACGTGCATAACCACGGCGGCGTTTGCCGTCGATGTACGCGCGCTCCACAACACCGATCACACGATCAGGGTTGTGGTTGAACAACAGCGGAGCGCTGTCATTCAGGCGACTAAGATCAGCCGCCTTCGGCTCATGGCTCAGGATTTCGTTGCCGAAATATCGAGCCACCGGATACTCCGAGCTAAATGGAAACTCGAAGGTCCGATCCTCAACAGAATCAAACTCGACAACCTCGCTCCGCTTGTACTTGCCTTCCATCGCCCGAAGCGTTGGGATCTTCGTCAGCGTTGAGAACTTATGGCCGACCAGCGTCTCGGTCGCCTCCCATCCCTCGTCGCCTTCGCTATAGATCCGAATCAGTGCAGCAGGATCTTCAGCGCTTGCATCGATGCTGAACTCAGTGCCAGGCACGCCAAGCGTGCCCTCGCGCATCACATGCTCAATCCGACCGCGAGCAGTGCCACCACTCGAATCCCAACGCACGAAGTCGCCTTCCTTCAACGCATCAGGCTCAGCGCGCTCAGCTTCGCCATCGCCAGTGGCCTCTTCAAATTCGATCGGATCAAACCCGTGCTCAGCAAGCCATGCACGCGCCTCGGCTGGGCTGTACTGCGAACTGCGGAATCGAATGGCCTGAATCTCGCTTTCGCCTTCCTTGATCCCATAGATGAAATCAATTCCCGAACCGCCTTCGTCATTGACGCGCCGCAGCGAATCGTATTGATCGGGATCCTTCAATCGAGCGGCGTGCTCATTCGGATAGGGGCGCTCTAACTCCACGGCGCTTCTGTCTTGTATTGCCTTGATTCTATCGGCATTGGATGTAGGCAAATCTGCAGCGGCATGTGACGCCATCAGTCTCCCTGCAGCTGCTCGCTCAGATCCTCAGTCCCTTCCTCCTCGGGATACTCCTCCTCCTCGGCCATCGGTGGCTCAGTTTCCTCAAACGGTGCCTCAGTGCCCATCGGCCTTGCAGCCTGCACAGCGCCGCCTTCAGTCACCTCACTCGGATCCGTATCGGTGACGATGTTCAGCTCATCCAGCAGCGCCAGCTCGTTCTGACGCATCAGCAGCACATCATCCAGATCGCCACCTTGCTCTGCAATGACCTGTGAAAGGGTCTTGAAACCGCACCTCACAGCGGTCTTATAGGCATCCACCTCTTTCTGCGGATCCACCCATTCCCAGCTCCTGGGCACCCACTTGCTAGCGCGATAGCGGTCAGGGTTGCTCTCATAGCCAGGCAGGCTCAACGCACCGCTCAGCACCGCCATCTCCAGCCATGCGTTAAACACCGGCTGGTGGAAGTTCTCGATCATGTACCGCTGCAGCACGCGATAGGCATCGCGCTCCTCCAGCAGGCTCAACCGGCTGCTGCTGTAGTTGCTCTCCGAGAAGTTCTTGCTGATGCTTTCAAAGCTCACGCCGATGCCAGCAGCCACAGCGCGCAGCATCGATCGCGTGAATGGCTCCAACTGGCCGTCGGGTGCGTTCATGTCGGGCACCGTCACGGTCTGGCCGGGATCCAAATACTTGAACACCCCAGGCTGGAACTCGCTCACGCGCTCGCCTTCGTAGACCTCATCAGCGGTCAGCTCACCCTCAGGGCTAGTGATAAATCCCATCAGCGCACTGCTCGCCCGAGCACGCACCAGCTCAGCCTCCTCATAGCCCTGCAACATGTGCAGCCGCATCAGCGCAGAAGCGAACCAAGTCACGCCCCTGGTCTGTCCAGGACGCTCTGGAATAAACAGATGGATCACCTCATCAGCCGGCACCCGAATCCGGCGACCGTTGGTGCGAGCATTGCCCGCATAAGTGTCACCAGGGTGGTTTGCATAGAAGTGGTAAGCCTGCGGCCGCAGATACTGGTCCACCTCGATGCCCATCCGCACCGTGTTGCCATCCCTGGCCTGCGGCACATCGTCATCGATCAGGTAGTCCGCCTCCAGCAGCTGCAGCGCGAACGGCACCTTGGAATCACCAAACGGCCGGCGGATCATCCGAATGAAGATCTCGCCACTTTCAGCCAGGCTCCGCACCGCCAGGCGCTCAATGTCGTGGAAGCCAAGAATGCCGCTCACATCACAGCGGTCTTTGTTCATCCACTTCTCAAACGCCTCATGGATCTGGGCGTTCATCGCCTCATCCAGCCGGCCGCCACGCAGCATCCGCACCTGCCCCTGATGCCGGATGCCGTGGCCGATCACATTGTTCTGGATCGCGCGTAGAGCCTGCTTCGCATAGTCGTTATCGCGGCACAGCTGGCGCGCCCGGTTGCGCAACGCCTTAAAGCTCGACTTGATCTCGCTATCTGCGCTAGTGCCACTGGTCACCCAGTCGCTGGTCAATCTGCTAACACGCGCACCCATGTACGCCCGTTGCCGCGGCCGAACCGGCTCGAATCCCATCGCCTTAAACAGCCGGGTACGGAGTCCCATCAGAACCTCACGAACAGATTGAACGGATTGCCAAGACCATTAGCAATCATCTGCGCCTTTTGCTCGCGATTCACATCAGCCTTCAACTTTGTCTCAAGCGCCAGCAAATCGCTTAGGTCGTACTTGCTCAAGCTGCGATTACCAATCGTGTACTGCTTGACAACGCCGCCATTCAAGATCGCGCGGATCGCCGCCTGCACTGCGTCCAGATCCTTCTGCGCCTGCGTCCGGCCATCCAGTGCTGCAGGAGTGCCCGAATAGCTCAGCGCTGCCAGCACCAGCGATTGCCCACTGCCCAAGGTGATCGTGCTGCCGGTCTTGGTTGCAACGGCCTGCCAATACCAGGTCCCAGCGTCGAAGCCAGAACTGGTGCCGGCCGCGATGCTGAACTCCCACCCCGTCCCATAGGCGGTGCCCACCACGGTGGCGCCCTCGCTTGCAGCGTTGAATCGCAGGTAGTAAGTCAACGTATAGCTGGCGCTATCGACCGTATTCCCCAAATTGTCGACGCCAGCAACATCCCGCCACTGGATCGTGTCGCCTGCCCTGATTTCGCTCGGGATGTTCACGGCCTACCAGTTGCTGACGAAGCCACCAGCAACCGCAGAAGCCGGCTGCTTCTTCGATCTTAGCGGCGTCTTCTTACCTTCTTCCAACTGCTGCCGTAACTGATCCCACATCGTCGCCTGATTCATCCTGCGCGAATAAATCAACAACGCCGCATAGCCATAAACCGCACAGTCGAGCGCCTCATTTCGATCACCCGCCTTCTTGACCCATTCCCGAATCTGAAACCCCCGGTGGTATCTCAGCGCCTGCCTCTCACTGGTCAGTTGCTTGAAATACTCCGCATCCGCCGCCATGCCGAAGTTCAAGCTGCCAGCTGTCTCGTTGTGGCGCAGCCTTCCGAACAGCGTCGTCTTGATCGTGTCAGTCCCCAGCTGATACAGCACCACACCCTTCTTCAGGACCTTGCCGCGCCAGTTCACGTCCACCTTGCTGCCCTTACCCACCGCCGGGCTGTTTCTCCTGCTGCTTCCCTTGATCGCCACCACGCCCTGGCGCACACGCTCGCGCACATAGTTGTAGACCTCATGCGTGCAGTGGCCGCCAGAGTCAATCGCCATCTGCGCGATCTTTAGCTCCTTTCCGCCAGCTGTTGCCCACCCAGTAGCAAGCACCTGGTCCAGCTGCTTCCACACATCCACCTGGGTCGGGTCGCCAATCAGCTCCTGGTGCCACACCAGCCAGCCGGTCTCACCCTCACCCCAGCCCCACACACTCACCGCCAACCTGTTGTCCTGCACGTCGACGCCAGCGGTCAGCAGCACCACCCCCTCAGGGCATGTGCCCGGCTCATACGCCAACCGCTTCGCCATCAATCCATCCGCATTCACGGCCGCGGCGTAGTCCTCCTCCCACGTCTCCGCCAGTCGCGTATTCACAAACGCCTTCAGCGCCGGCGCATCACCCTTGGCCCGCAAGAAATCATCGACCAGCTGCTCCCAGCTGCACCACCCCAGCGG